CTTATGTGAAGCTTAGGTTACCAGTATTAACTGTAATCTTGCTTAGGTAATCACCAGCATTACCAAGAGATGATGCTTGGTTGCTTAGTTCAACATATCCATAACGAGTCATGAAGCTAACTACTGGCTCGAATGTTTGTGGATCAAGAACTGTTCCGCTGCTCATTAGAGGGATATATGGGCAGTAGAATGCTGCTGCGTCTGTTTCAGTTTGACCTTTGTATCCGATTAGGATATCGTCATTTGCTGCATACTGGTTAACATAAACACGCATAGTTCCGTTTAGAGTACCAACGAACTTAGTATTTGTTGGTGCTTCGAATGGACCTTCTGTAGTACGTGCAAATGCACTTGTAGTTGCGGACTGAAGAACTGTTAGCATTGTTGGGCTAACAACTGCCCAGTTACCTGCACCACGACGAGTACGTGCAGCAATTGTGTTTGCATTCTTGTTGATTAGAACTGCAAGTGCTGCATGTTCATCACCAACGAATGTTGCTGTACCACTTACACCAGCTTGGTTATAAGTGTCAGTACCACTTGCTAGGCTGTTTAGAGATGCAATGATTTCCTGGTCAATTTCAGCAGTAATTTCTTGTGCAAGTGCTTGCATAATTTCTGCTTCAACGTCTAGACCATGCATTGATTGTGCATCCTGTGCAGCTTCAAAAGTCCAACGTGCTGATAGCTTACGTGTTTTAGCTTCAACAGTTTGCTTTAGAACCTGGATGCTCATTTTCTTACCAGCTTCTGCTTCAAGTGCGCTAGTTGGTTCTGCACGATTTGTAGTTGCATTACCTGAGTAACCAGTTGCAATTGAGAATGGTGAAAGTGCTTCTTCACCTGCTGTTGCGCTGTCATATGTTTCAGCGTAACGCACACGTAGTGTGTGAATTTGTCCAACAGGACCACTCATTGGCTGAACGCCAACGATTTCGTTTGCGATAACTGTTGGCATAACACGACGAATAACTGGTAGGATCACTTTATTAAGTGAAGCAATGTTACCTGCTGATGTAGTACCTGCTGCTGCAGTTTCAGTTAGGTATGACTTGGTGTTCTCAAGAACACTTTCCATCACTTTTGCTTTTGTTCCAGTCAGACCGTCAGTTAGTGCTTCTTTGGTAGCTGACCAATTTTCGAATAGATTGTCTGCCATTTTCGGTCTCCTTAACTTTAAATACCGGCTAATTTGCGAAGGTTAACAATATCAGCAGAAAAATCAGCTTCGGCTGACCTGTTTGACTTGTTTCCAGTGGATTCACTTAGAACCTTCTTAGTTTCTGGTTTTTTTGCATCTTCCTTCAATACAGATGGTAGATACTTGTTGAATGCTTTCTGAAGATCACTAGTTTTAGTGCTTTCCAAAAGCGCACCCATAATTTCCTTTTGGTTTTTGCTTAGAGGTGCCATCATTTCATTCATGATAGACTTACGTTCTGCTTTATCTGCTGCAATGCGAGCATTGCGTGTAGATTCTTTAAGCATAACTTCCTTTTCAGCGATGGTTTTTTCAGCTTCGTTTAACTTACGTGTAAGTTCATTCATACGCTTGCTTAACTTGGCAACTTCTGTTCCCTCATTTAGCATACTGCCCATGAATTCTGCTGCGAAAGTTTCAAAGATTTTGCGACCAAAAGTATTTTCTTTTGCCACTTGAATATCTTCTCTTAATGTTGTAAGTTCGTTCTTGATTGTTGATTCAAGAATTGCTTCAACTTTTTTCGCTGCATTTTCGATAAACTTACGCTTGGTTTCTGCGATTGCTTTTTTACCTTCTTTGATCATTTTGACTTTTGCTTCAACTAGTGAGCGTTTGTCATCATGAAACTCATTAAGCTCGTTTGTTAGCTGCTCAATAACAAAACCCTCAAGTTGGGCCATGTTATTTTCTTGAGCGGCACGGTCTTCACGAAGTTCAGAAATTTCTTTGTGAAGTGTTTCCATTACAAACGCATCAAGAACTTTTGCATGTTCTTTCATGTGCTTGCGATATGCAACACGATCTTCTGCTAGTTGGTTTTTATCTTGTTTGAACTCATCAAGTTCTTTACTGATTACTTCACCAATCATTGTATCCATTGCCTCTACGATATTTGCTTTGTCGTTTTCATAACGCTCTGCAAATTCTTCACGTAGTTCTGATGCAATTTCTTCTCTAGCCTCAGTTAGCTTAGCATCCCAAGCTTCACTGATTGAAGATCTAACCTCTTCGGAGAGCATACCTGAGTTTAATAGTTCATCAATTGATTGAGCCATATTAATCTCTCCTATACTTTAGGTTGGTTATAAAATTAATCACCTCTTCTTGGAGGTAATTTTGTGCTCTTTTATCGTATCTTGCTGCATCGGCAACATCCATTAATACGTTACCCCGTCTATGATTCATTATTCTTTCATAGATTGGATCGGGATATGCATCTGGAGCACTTGGATTAGCAACAATATCAACTGTAATAATTTCAAAATCTGAAACTATTCCATCATCATTAACATTGCCACTGCCTCTACTAGATACGCCTAGTTTTACTCCACTATCCAGTAGGGTTTTACATATATTTCCCATTGGCGTTGGAAGTATTTTTAACTTACCGATACCATTTGCACCACGTGTATCCATTTCTGTAATAACATGGCTTACACGATCCAAATTTATATTCAAATCGTCTGGATGGTCGGCTTCGCCTAACACACTGTATCCTTTTTTGATCTTCTCATTTATTGCTTTAACAGCACTATGAATTTCATCTTTTTTATAGATACGTCCGTTTTGATTTCGTACATCACCCTCAATAAAGATACCCTTCATATAAAGGCTCTTGCCACCGTTTCCATCGTCGATAGCTTCGGTGACAATATTTGCCTGGTTATATGTTAGATGCTCTTGTAACGGTTTGTACATAATTACTCTGCTTTCTTAGGCTTTGGTGCTGGCTTTGGCTTGCCTGCTTCTTGTGGTCCTGTTACACCCATATCCTTTGGAGATGGTGCGGAACCGCCTTTTTCCTCAGATGTGTCAGTTGGATGTGGGCTACCCATTTCGTTACCCGCATCTTTTACTGGTGAAGATTTACCATCTTCATCGCCACTCATTGTCACATTGACTTTATCAAGTTTTGCGCCTTCGCCGAATGCAACCATTTTATCTTCGTCATCCATGTCGTCGTCCATGTCGCCCATGTCGCCGTCCATGTCGTCGTCCATTTCAGGACCTTCTGATTCTTCATCATCCATTAGGTCTGCGAATGCTGCACGAAGTTCTGCAATTGCATCTTCTACGTTTGCAAGTGCTTCTTCTGGCTCAGCGGTTTCTTCTTCACCACCGATTTCACCCATGTCAACTTCCATGTCCATTTCTTCACCATCAACTGGTTCTTCATCGTCCATGTCTTCGTCGTCATAAATTTCTTCGCTTTCGATCTCATCTTCTGAGGATTCAATATCATCTAAAAAATCATCTTCTGCATCATAATTGTCAATGTCTTCTTCTAGATCATCGTCATAATATGATTCATCTAAATCTTCTTCTTGAATATCTTCTTCGACACTTTCGTCACTTTCACTTAGTGCTGCCCAGTGATCCTTTGCTTTCTCAACAAAAACATCATGTAGAAGTTCGCTTGCTTTTTCACGCTCTTCATTCACAAGATATTCAAGGACTTTAACTAGTTTGTTACTCATTTGTAAATCTCCTTAAATTTGTACAGGCTTAC